CAAATGATTTAATTAAAATTGAAGAAACATCACCTGGTGCTTTTAATTTAGAAGCAGGTCAACTCATAAAAGGTTTTGATTCTGGTAATGTAGCAAAAATTGATTCTATATCATCAAGCACTGGTAGATTTGAAATAAGTTACTCACTAAGACAGGATCAGGGTTGGAATGATGATATTGGAAAATTAAGTCAAGATTATCAGGTAACACCAGATAATAATTACTATCAAAATTTATCCTACAGTGTAAAAAGTGGTATCACTTATGAAGATCTTATAAATCCTGTAAATAGATTACTACACACAACTGGATTGAAAAATTTTGCAGATGTGGGTATTACATCATCTACAAATGCTGGTGTTACAACTTCAACTTTCACTGACGTTCTTGCACTTGATTTTATAGATCAAAAACGTGTAGATACAATTAATAATTTTGATTTTGCATTGGATATTGATACTGTTGTTGGTAGATCTAAATTCCTTAAATTAAAAAATACAAAATTATCACCATATATTGAATGTAGAACAAATAGAGTTCTTGAAATAGATGACATTAGTGTATTATTTACAAATACTGCAACTAGTTTAAATGAATTTCTTGATTTGTCGATCAATGCAAGATATGCTACTTTCTTAATACAGGTAATAAATCCTAATAATAATAACACACAAATATCTGATATTATTCTATACAAAGATGATACAGATGTATTTACAGCAGAAAGAGCAAAATTACACACAACACCATCAGAACTGGGAGAACTAAAAGGTCAAATTGATAACGCAGGAAATGTAAGTTTACAATTTACTCCTGATGATCCAGATAATAACGATTATGATCTTAAAATTTTAAAAACTTTTTACAATACCAATTTAACGGGTATTGGAACACAATCAATAGGTTTTGTTGCCTTATCTGGTATTAACACAACCGTATCTGTTGCAACTACTTCAAATATATTATCTACAAATATTAATAATACAGAGGGTTTATTTGCATCCATTGAAGTTAATAATACTTTTACAGATCAAACTAATTTTGTTGATTTATATCTATCACATGATGGAACAGACTCAGTAATAACAGAATTTTATGCAGATACTGAAGACGGTCCAACATCTAACTTTATAGGAACGTTTTCATCAGAAATAAATTCAGGAGTTCTATCTCTTAATTTTGAAAATGATCAATCAAATGATGTTTTAGTAAGATCAAGAGTTATTGGAATAGGAACAACTGCCGCTGGTATTGGAACATATAGATTTAAATTAAGTGGACAAATAGAAGGAAGTGAAAGAACATCAATTTATGAATCTAAGTTTTCTAATGTATCAGCAGCATCAACCATAGCAACATTCTCAAGTGCTCTTATTTCATCCCTGAAAGGATTTGTAAGAGTTTCAAGTGGTTCAACAAGTTCTCTGCATCAAGTTTTAGTTGCACACGATTCTACAGATTGTCATGTAACTCAGTATCCATTCCTATCAATAGGAAGCACATCTGGTATTGGAACTTTCTCTTGTGGACTTGTTGCAGATGATTTATGTTTAAATTTCCATCCTGATGCACTGTATAGTGGTGGAACTAATAATGTTCAAGTTCAAGTATTTACTGAAGCATTCTATACTGAAAATGATGCTTTGAATATACCTCCAGATTTACAGTATGGAACAGTTACTGAGTCTTTATCATTAGCACAATATGATGCTAAGAACGGTTTGAGATCAAATAAAACTAGTTTTAAACTTCAAAGTGATTCAAAACTTATATTCCAAAAACAATTTAATCCTTCAGATACAAGCACTCTTAATCCAACCACTGGTCAGTTTACTATCATAGATCATTTCTTTGAAACTGGTGAAAGACTAACTTATGAACCAGGTGCCACCTTCCAAGGTATATCAGTCACTGGTATCACAACTGCAGGAGGAACATTACCATCAGAAGTTTATGCCATAAGAAAGAGTAAAGATACTCTACAACTAGCAACATCTCG